CCTGCTCGGCCCGCTCCCAAGTTAAGTATTCGTTGACTATAATTTCCATACATTTATGTAGTACTTTTGTATGAGTTGACAAATTAATCAAAGTTTGCTATAATTTAGGCTATGTTATATTTTGCTTATGGAATGAATACCAATCGTGAGGGCATGGCTTCTCGCTGTCGTGGCGCACTGAGCCTGGGCCATGCACGCCTGATTGATCATGCCTTCCGATTTGCTATTCATGCTGACGTAGTGCCTTGCCAGGGCTCCTATGTGGATGGGGTGCTGTGGCGCATTGATCAGTATCACTTGAACAGCCTAGACAACCTGGAAGGCTTTCCATGGTACTATAATCGCGGGCAATTTGCAGTGGAACACCGGGGCGGAGTGGTTGTTGCAGAATGCTACTTCATGCAACCCGGCAACCAGGACAGCCTGCCCAACCAAAGCTATCTTGACATGGTGGTGCAGGGCTACGAGCAACATGACGTGCCTACAGACCAGGTATTTAATTGTGTATACGATAGTACTACATAACCCGCCAATTTGGCGGGGATTGACCAATAATTCTCGATCTGCTATAATACACACATAGACAGCAAAAAGGAGCCAAAATGCAAATAGCCACAGCAATCAAACACTTACAAAAAGAAGCAGAGTTTCAAGGTATGGGCCTGTTAGAAACCCTTCAAGACATCAAACAACATGGTCGCATGCTCTACAGCGAGAGCACAATGGAAGCATTTGTTGTTTTTATGCAACAAGGCCAATCGTTGTTTGCGCCGGTTGACGAATAAATGCCAATTTGCTATAATACACACATAGACAGCAAAGTTTAACCGCACACTAAGGAGCCAACCATGAGTGCAATTCGTATCGTTCGCGGCATTTACCGCAACAAAGCCGTTCAAAACCAAGTGTTTAATTTGGTGAGCGGGTTCCAAACTGGTGCTAAGGGTGGCTATGTCACCGTGCAAAATGATGGTACCTTTCCCAACTGCCCTGATAGCATCCGTATCAAGGTAGACAACATTTCAGACATTGAGTATACTTCAGGAGAAACCGTGCAAGAAAATACCGTAAAGTTCAAGCCCACTGTGGTGGCAGAGACCGACGAGCAAGCCATGGATCGTATCCGTGAGCGTTTTGACATCCTGCATGAGATGACAAAGGCCTGTGTAAGTGGCGACATCCGTGCTATGATTGTGAGCGGCCCTCCAGGTGTGGGCAAGAGCTACGGTGTGGAGCAAGAAATTGACAAGGCCTGTTTGTTTGACAAGCTGGCCAGCAAACGCCTTAAGGCCGAGGTTGTTAAGGGCTCAGCCAGTCCCATTGGCCTGTACAAAACTCTGTACAAGTATTCAGATGCCAATTGTGTGTTGGTGTTTGACGACTGTGACTCAATCTTGTTGGATGACGTTGCTCTTAACTTGCTGAAAGGTGCCTTGGACTCCGGCAAGAAGCGTAAGATTTCCTGGTTGAGCGAAAGCCGTGTGTTGAGCCATGAGGGCATTCCAGACAGCTTCGAGTTCAAGGGTTCGGTAATTTTTATTACCAACTTGAAGTTTGACACCATGCGTTCGCAGAAATTGCGGGACCACTTGGATGCACTGCAAAGCCGATGCCACTACTTGGACTTGACCCTGGACACCATGCGTGACAAGGTCCTGCGTATCAAGCAGATTGCCAAAGACGGCATATTGTTTGCAGACTACGATTTTGAAGAGTGTGTGCATGACGACATTATCAACTTTATGGACGAGAATCAGAATCGTCTGCGTGAGATGAGTCTGCGTATGGCTCTTAAGATTGCAGACTTGCGCAAGATGTCAGTGTTGAACTGGAAGCGCCTGGCAGAGACCACTGTAATGAAACCCGCAGGAGCCTAACATGTATGAAATATGGGATGGCGACTTGTACTTGTACTCGGTGGATACCGAGTACGAAGCGGATGAACAGCGTGAGGCTGGCTTCACAGTTAAATGTTTAGAGTATTACGGAGCGTGACATGGAAAAATTTGCAGTTTTTGTCGGTACAGTTGTGCTTGCTATTGCAGGAGTTCTGTTACTGAGTTTCTTGCTAAGTTGGCCTGTGTTCATGCTGTGGAATGGTTGTTTGGTTGATGCAGTGACTTCTGTTAAAGAAGTCACGTGGTTGCAGGCCTGGGGCATCACTATCCTGTGCGGCTTCTTGTTTAAGACCACAGTCAATTCAAAAGCATAATCCTCCAAGGTTATCCCGGGCATTGGTTGGCTCCGGCCCGGGCTTTGTGGCAGGTACCCGTAAAACGGTACCTGTCTTTTTGACTTCTTGTTGTGATAAGTATATACTGTTATTATGCCCCAACAATATTTGCACATAGATTTAGGTGCAGACTATACCCTAGACTTTGAAATACACAACACGCCCCTGGCCGATCTTTGGCTTGAGCGCATGCGCCTCCGGGACCCGTACCCAATAGATCATCCTGATCGATTCTACGGATTTGATTCACAAGAGCAAGAAATTACTCGCTCAGAAAAAATGATTCAGGGCTGTATTGCCACAATCAACGACTACCAGCCAATCATTGAACGAGAGTTTACCACGGTGCATGACCAGGATTGTTTAAACTACCTGCACAACATTTTTGAACGATACCATGGCCTACTAAATCAACAAAAAACTCTTTGGTGGTTACGTGCTCCAAAGCCTGTGAAAAAGGCACTGGCAGAATTAAACTTGGCTGTTCATCGTTGCGAATCTGCATCAAGAAAACTAAAACCAAGACTTGTTTGCACTTGGTTTGGCTTACCTAAAGATGTTACTCTCTCAGAGGAGATCATGACTCAGTATGGCATAATCAATCCGTCATTTGGAAGTGTGTGCTTGAACTATGTTGAGATTGGAAAAACATTGCTTGACCTTATGATAGACAATGATGCATACATTGGCGACGATGCGTTTCAGCCCTTTAGTCATTACAATCCAGATTTTGCAGTAAGATTTTTTGAACTTGACTCAGATGAAGTAGACAACATGCTACAAAATATGCAACAATACTATCAAGAACACTATGATTTTTTTGCCAGTCGAGGATACCCACAGTTTGGTCATATTCAACTACAACCTTTAAAATTCCCTGTGGCAAAAATAATTGAAACTATTCCACGTGAACAACTGATTAACAACATACAACAAAGACAACTCGTTACTCGGGTTTATATAGATGAAACGATGCACCATACAAATTCGAGATGAAGTAAACATCAAACTAGAGGGTATCGATCTGGATGTGCGCAAGGCCCTGGTCAATGCGTTTAAGTATGATGTACCTTATGCAAGATATCTACCAGCAGTGAGGCTGGGACGGTGGGACGGCAAAGTCAGTTACTTCCAATTGGGCGGTTCAACGTATACCAATCTCCTGCCAGAGATCATGCCTATTCTGGAACGCTACAACTACGACATCGAACTGGATGACCAAAGAGAATACTCTACTACATTTGAGTTTGCTCAAATTACAGAACAAACGTTTGCACACAAGACTTGGCCTAAAGGACATCCTGCAGAAGGACAACCCATCACATTGCGTGACTACCAGGTAGAAATTGTAAACAACTTCTTGACCAACCCACAATGCATACAGGAAGTGGCCACAGGTGCAGGCAAGACTATAATGACAGCAGCCTTGAGTGCCAGTATAGAGCCATATGGACGATCAATTGTGATTGTGCCCAACAAGAGTCTAGTTACACAAACTGAAAAAGACTATGTGAATCTTGGCCTGGATGTGGGTGTTTACTTTGGCGACAGAAAAGAACACGGACGTACACATACCATCTGCACTTGGCAGAGTTTGAATGTACTGCTAAAGAATACCAAGGCAGGTGTGGGTATCGCAACCATCCAGGACTTTATTGAGGATGTGGTGTGTGTGATGGTGGACGAAGTACACATGGCCAAAGCAGATGCACTCAAGACTCTGCTGACCAGCGTGATGGCTAGAGTGCCAATTCGTTGGGGACTAACCGGTACTGTGCCCAAAGAGAAGTTTGAAAGCCAGGCATTGCTAGTGAGCCTAGGCCCAGTGATCAGCAAGCTCAGCGCCAATGAACTGCAACAACAAGGTGTGTTGGCGCAGTGCCATGTGAACATTGTGCAGTTACAGGATCATGTTGAATACTCCAACTACCAAAGCGAGCTTAAATACTTGTTGGAAGAGTCGGGCAGACTGGATGCTATGAGTGAACTCATACGCCATGTAAATGAAACAGGCAACACACTAGTATTAGTAGACAGAACTGAGTGTGGTCGACAGTTAGTAGAGAGACTGGGCGAACGTGCAGTGTTTGTGTCAGGCGCAACCAAAGCAAAAGATAGACAAGACGAGTATGACGAAGTGGCGGACAGCGTTGATAAGATTATTGTGGCTACCTATGGTGTTGCCGCTGTGGGTATTAATATCCCTAGGATTTTTAATTTGGTTCTTGTGGAACCCGGGAAAAGTTTTGTCCGCGTTATCCAAAGCATTGGACGCGGCATAAGAAAAGCAGAAGACAAAGACCATGTGCAAATTTGGGACATAACATCAACCTGCAAATTTGCCAAGCGCCACTTGACCAAGCGCAAACAATTCTACAAAGAAGCCAACTATCCCTTTACTCAGGAAAAATTAGAATGGATGAAAATAAAATAACTGTTGCAGTGTGTGGAGACAGTTTTTGTACTGCATCAACTGTTGATATTAAAGAGGTAGGATTGCGAGCGCATTTTAGTCAGATGCTCGAAGACCAATATGGCTATCAAGTTATCCACCTAGCTCATGGCGGATTTAGCAATGCTGGAATCTGTTTTCAAATGCAAAAAGCCCTTGAGCTTGGAGCTGATGTTGTGGTCTACAATCGAACCTGGGCCAGTAGAATAAACTTGTCCATGCATGACAACTTTGAGCCGTCTCAAGGCCTAAAGAATTTTATCTATTCTAATCCGCACATGCCCAGCACTGGTTCGCCGCATGTGGGAGATAACAAGGCTGCAATTTTTTCCACTGTGTGGCAGAATTTAGAAAACAGTACATTTTTTGATTTTACCAAAGAACAACTTGTTGCTGTTGACCTGTACATGAAGTATTTTATGAACTACAATTTTCAAGACACCATTGATGGATGGTTGTTTGAATTTTGGCACAACAAAATCTTGGATGCAGGTGTACTGCCTGTTTTTTTCAACAATGATAATGTGGGAAAAGTTGCTTATGATTTCAGTGGCAACAATCCCAACGTCGACACACCGTTTCACACGGATCGTGCAACTCAGCAAACAGTTGCCAACAACATACACCAAATAATACATGGGCAAAATATACAAAGACATCAATAACTTTCTGCCGCAAACTCCACGTGGAGTGTTTGTGGAAATTGGCAGCGACCGTGGAGAAGGAAGTACTCAAACTCTGGCTGCCATGGCTCAACAACACAACACTCGTTTGATCACTGTGGACATTTCCAGCAAAGCGCAGAGTAGATTGTCTCACACCTTGACAAGCACTGACTTTGTTGTGGCATCTGGATCTGCATGGGCCCGAAACTTTGCTAACACTCATACCAATATTGCTGTGTTATATTTGGATAACTTTGATTACATCTGGGATATTGACAGTGTGAGCGCAGCCATCCGCCAACAAATGCATGACTATGCCGGACAAGGAATTGTAATGAGCAATCAAAATTGCCAAGTTGAACACATGCGGCAAATGGTTGCATTAACACCCTTGTTGAGTCCTGATGCTGTGGTAGCATTTGACGATACCTATTGTGTAAACGACTGTTGGATTGGCAAATGCGGTCCAGCAGTGGTTTATTTGCAGTCGCTGGGCTGGACGGTGGTACACCAAACTTTAGATTGCGGTGTGATCATGAAAAAACTTGACAACGCCAATTAAATTCTGTATACTAATAACATATGAGAATACTAACTTTAGATAACACTTACTACGACTTGGATCACTTGCCAGAAGAAATTGATGACTTGAGATTTGCAATTTTAGATAACTCCAATCCTGCAGACCCAGACTATCACTTTATTCCATTGATCTTCTTGGAGAGTTTTAACGCTCCTGCTTTGGTTTTACGCATAGGTGATATCACACTCAAAATGCCCATGGACTGGCAAATCTTAATTGGTGAACCTGACATCGGTGACTTAGAAGTGTTGCCCTTGACATCAATCAATGATCGAGGCTTTAGAGTGTTTCAATTCAACCCACTGACCAGTTATAGGCCTAGTTTTCCTGACATTGAAATACTAGATGTCTATCATGAAGTCAGCTGGTTTGCACCCAAACTCAAAAATGGGCAAATGTTGGCTGTGCCTTTGAATAATGATCCGGAACCTGACTGTGTGTACTTTGTAAAGGACATCAGTCGCAACTGTGAAATTGTAGACTACAACAAGGCCTGGTGATGCCCTATACTGAACCAGAAATATTTGAAATCATCAATCGCTTGGCCAGAGTATATCTGGAAAGTTATCCTGACGATCGTGAAGGTCTAGAACGATTCCTGCGTTGGGCACATTTACAATACGGTTATCAATATGGGATCTCTTAAACCAGACGCCACATACATCTACGAACGCAATGGTAATGAAGTGTATGCTCGTGAGTCGGGTGCTAATCCTGCTGATCGCAAGCTCGTGGGGTACTATTATGATCCCATAACTGGACACAAGATAGATTACGATTCAAGAACTTCAGATGGCAGACCCTTACACGATCACATTATGGAAGATAAAATGTGGGGGGACATTCGGCGAGCAGCACAAACCAATCCCACTTTACAAGACGCACTGGAACGTGCTATAATGATTTACAAACTAACTAAAACTGAATGAGTGATAAACTGTCCATTGGCAACGAGATGCAACAATTTGATCGCAAGAACAGAGCATTCTACGATCAATTAGACGATGAAGAACGCAAGAAGTTCAGCCCTTTTTTGATGATACGTTGGGGATCGGCAGTAGAAGGTTCAAAAGAACTGCAAGAGTTTTATGTGATTGCCACTAACGAAAGATTGAACAAACATTTTTTTAACATTAGCACTGCCAAACACAAAAAACTTCAGTGGTTATTGGCAACAACTGTAAGCCCAGATCTAGGTAATCAACGACACAATTGGATTGCTCCCAAGAAAAAAGATGCCACACTTACTGGCAAGCGAAAACAATTGGCAGAAATTTACCCACATCTCAAAGACGATGAAATCAATGTACTAGCAGAGATTACATCACAAAAAGAAATCAACGAGCATCTTAAAAAATTTGGAGAAGAATCAAAATGAAATATCAACAACTGGTGGTCAATGGATGCAGTTATATGGAGAGCTATTCCAGCGGGTTTGGCCATCAAGAATTGGCAGAACGATTGTCAATACCACAAGCTATAAGTTTGGCCATCAGTGGCAGCGCCAACTCGCGTATTATTAGAACCACACTCAAGCACAGTTACATCACGCTCCAACCCACATTGTATGTGCTAGGCATGACATTTCTTAGCAGAGAAGAATTACCAATCTTGCAAGCCAGCAGTGATTTTGAAGGACGTTGGACTAATTTTCAAAATCAAAGCTGGAGTTCTCGATGGGATCCTCCGTGGACATTGGCAGACACTAATGCAATGATCGAACTCAAACTCAAATGGGAATTGAACAGCATACTAGATCGTGCAGAAGATCTCATGTATCGAATACTTGCAATGATACACAGCTTAAAGTCAAGAGGACATGCAGTAGTGGTATTTCAACAAGCAGATAGTTTATATCATGAATATCTCAATGCGCCACGATTAAAGTTGTTTGGCAGTGAACCTGAGATTGTGGAAGGATATAAATGGCGTGCCGTGCCCTGGCAACATGAACGTGGAGTTCCTGAAACAGATTATGGGCCTAATGCTCTTAATCATGTGCCGGCAGACATTAAACATCGACAACCAGGATTTCATCAAGAACTAAACATGTTTTTGACTGCATGGATCAACAACAACAATCTACTAAAATGACACAGTGTCAGTACTGCAAAAAAGATTTTGTGAAAGAAACCAGTCTAGCAGTACATCTGTGCGAGCCCAAAAGACGTAGACAGGAACGAGCAGAGCGTGGAGTTGAACTGGGTTTTCAAGCCTACATACGTTTCTATGAAATGAGCCAAGGTTCGGCCAAGCTCAAGACTTTTGATGACTTTGCGGACTCGCCTTACTATCGTGGGTTTGTGAAGTTTGGACGCTATTGTGTAAGCACAAAAACTATCAATCCCAAACAGTTTCTTGAGTGGCTGTTGAAGAACAACAAAAAAATTGATCGCTGGGCAAGTGATCAACTGTACACAGAATATCTCATACAGCATTTGCCTGTTGAGAATGTGGCGGATGCTCTAGCACGAGCTGTGGAGTTTGGCATGGACTGGGCAGAGAAAAATTCAGCACAGCCACAGGACTGCTTGAGATACGGCAGCACTCCGGCCATGTGCTATGCAGTCACAACAGGTAGGATATCACCTTGGGTGATTTACAATTCAGAGTCAGGACAACAGTTCTTGGGTGAACTCTCTCCTGATCAGATCAGCATGGTA